ACCCTATAGTATAAGGGTTAGTACCAGAGGTTAAAGGGAATGTTTCTCTAGTGATCTGATAAAGCATCAATTCATCAGCAGACCACGAATCTAACATGCGATTAAGCGATTCTATACCGTCTTTAAGCTCGTTTGCAGTTAAATCAGTATCTACAGATGATACTTGGATTAATCGCATTGCGGCGCGTACTAAATCATTTGCGGTATAAAGCTGACCGACATTGCTGACCATTGAAACAGCAATAGTATATGGTGAAATATGCGCCCATTCTTCTGGAGCATTACTCCAAAAAACTGATCGATTACCCCATATAGGCCCTGGCAATGTCCAAATATCATTAATGAAAACAGTTGATATGAGATTACCACCTATCAATTGAATATCATATTCTTGTGTGCCGTCAGCTACCCAAAACGAAATATTATATCCGCTAGTAATTACTATAGGGTTATCTATAGGTGTAGTCATAGCTTCATCTTGGAAGATCGCGGCCGCAGATGCAGTATTAGCAAATTTAACTTCTGCGGAGATCAACCCTAATTGACCCCCTAATTGAGGCACTAAATCAATAGTAAAATAACGGCTCATATACTTTTTACTCCAAATTAAGACTTAAGCTTATTAGGCAAATCTTGAAACTAGCCGCCATGCAGAACCGTCAAATTTTAAAGTAATCGAACTATTTATCGTCATAGCAAAATTGGTACCGATTAAAAAATGTGTATTTGCAATTATTGTGCTGTTTGAATCATCCGCAACAATAGTAATTTCTTGCCCCTCAAAGCCGTTAAGTAAGTCTGTTACGTTAGTTGGGCCTGTTTGAGCTATCGTAACCATATTTCCAAGCACTTTATCGAACTGCCCTGAAACTAAATTAGGCGTAGCACCGTTAATTGGCATTATTGAATTACCGCCAGCGTTGTCATAAACAATGTTATTAGACCCAAGGTCGTAGCACAAAGAAGTAACAGCAACAGCTACATTATTAGTAAATCTGTTTTGACTAGAGCCAGTTTTGAAAAACGCGCCTCGTCGCATAACACCGCCATACGAAATATTAGTGCCAAATGTATTTCCAGTAATAGATGAATACACACACGCGCTATCTAAAACAATACCATCGTATGGAGAAATAGAGTTGTCATTAAATGTATTATTGCTAATGATGTTTCCATCAAACGGGCCACCAACACCTAAACTAATTCGTATGCCCTCAATTTCTGCCGCAGGGTAAATTGAACTATCGCCCGAATCAAATCGGCTTCCGCTAACAGTTGTATTTCTAGCTAAACTACGAATGCCAAATTGTGAAAATTTGAAATAGCTTCCGTAGACTTGAAGCAAATCAGTAGGAACAGTTATGTCAATTCCAATACCAACAGACAAAATATCGCAACCCTCTACAACAATGCCGCCGCAAGACCCGCCAGAAATACCGTTAAATTTAAGCGCGGTATTACAACCAATAAAATTACATTTTCCAAAAACCGTGTAATTAGCGTTTAAAGCCGTAGTAAAGTCTACGCCAATAGTCCCAACACCAGTATTCAAAAAAGTGCAATTTGTAAAGTTTGCATAGTTGCAATCAAAACACTCAACGCAAGTAGTCCAACCACCAGTTAAAATAGGCGCCCAAGTATTGCCAGTTCTTAAAGGGGAAAAATAAACGCGTTGAAATTGAATAGTGGTTTCAAATACACTTAATTGTGAAGGATAAATTAGTTTTATAGCTGATCCAGCTAACGTAGCTGCCGACAATAAATTTGGTACGGCTTCTAAACTTAGATCATACATAGTGAATACGCGCTGTTGTGTAGCAGTATATTCAATACCATTTACCCCTGTCATGCCTACACCTGTCCATTTTAGGACAGATATATTCATACCATCGCCATGTAATGTAATGGGCTTGTCTGTAATAGTAACAACATCTGTTAATATATATGTTCCCGCAGGAAAATATAAACTTCCCCCAGTAGAAGGGATTGCATCCATAGCCGCTTGAATAGCTATAGTATCATCAGCAGTACCATTACCAACAGCACCAAAATCTTTGACAGAAACAATATCGTTTACTTTAGCTGCTACTGTTCTGGCGGTTGCGCCAGTACCAGTTTGAATAGTTCCTACTAAGGTTGACCCATTAGATGCAGTAAGATAATTTGTTAAATTTTGAATCGATGTAACAGTTCCTGTAATTACAGTAACTGTACCAAAACTATAAAAAGCGCCTGTAACTGTACCTATAATTTTATAACTTCCAGCCGGAACAGCTACACCAGCAGGGCTGGCAGCAATAGCCGCAGTAAAAGCGGCTGTGTCATCCGTAACGCCATCGCCAACTGCGCCAAAATCTTTAACTGTTGGCAAATCTCCAAAACCATCGCTGATTAATCTAGCAACAGCCCCAACTAATGTAATTCCGTTTTTAGATGCCTGAAAAGTGCTTGATGTAGTAACAGACGCGCCCGCAGAGCTTAAACTTAAGCCTGTAGCATTTCCATTTCCATCTTGAACTTGTTGAAGTGCTGAAGTAATGCCACCAGGAACCTGCAATAAGCCTGGAAAGGATAGATTTTGTTGCTGATTCGCTAGGCTAGACATTCGTTATTCCTCAAATGGGGTATTTCTAATACGTTTTTTAGGGGTTTTACCCTGGTCATCCCATTCTTGGGAAGTAAGCCATCCGTCCTTGGATAAAGCTTTATATTCTTGCTCATCAACGGCAATTGTTGAATTGGCGTATGAGTCTTTGTGCATCGAGCATGGATAATCGATTGCCATATTTCACCTTAAAGGAAAAGGTGGAGGATTTTACCCCCCACCTTCAGCTTACTATGGGTTATTAGCTGGAATTGCGCCGTAGTTACTTGGTGATGTTGACATGAAGTCAGTAACAACAGGATAAGAACGGACAATTTGAACTAAATATGTATCCGCAGCAGGCGTTTTAGATGCCGCAGTTGGATTTACATAAGTGATACTGATAGTGTTAGCAGATTTTACTCTTGCACCAGCTATAGCAACGCCAGCAGTTTGAGCCGCTGTAGTTGATACCGATACAAAATCACCTACCGCAACGCCAGCAAGAGTAAAATCTTGTTCAGCGGTTGTGATAGTTAAAACCGCAACAGGAGTTACTGCTAACGATACAATAGCTGTAGCACGTATTGACGTAACTGCAACTACATTAGGGCCTGGATTACTCATTTTAAACTCCTATTAACCTGTGATACGGCAAGCCAGCTCAGGATAAACTGTGCTGAAACCATAAAGTACATCAAGACGAGTCGGCAATTGGTCAGAGTTAATATCGTATTGGCGAACCAAACGAATTGACATACCATCAGCAGACGCACGGCCAGCCATATCAACACCTTGTGGCAATAACAGATCAGCAGTACCAAGAGCAAAAGCATCGCGATGGAAAGCGATAGCGTTAGCATAACTTGCACTAGCAGAACCAGAAATTACAGTAGCATTGCCAGAAGCAATAGTACCGCCAGTGCTAGTTACGTTTTGGAATTGACCACTAAAGACAGGTGTTGGTGATACTTGAACAGTTTGTGCAGAGCCAGTACCAGTAGTCAACGCAGTTACTACGAAATTACGCAGTGTACCAGTTGATTGACGGTTTTGTGGGTTCACAGCATAAACGCCAGGTATTGTGAAAACAGTACCTTGAGTTAATGTTTTACCGTTTGAAATAGTAGCAGTTAAACCGAAAGTCGTTGCAGCGTTAGTTTGAACAGCACCGCCAGCTTGTGCAGCTACAGCGATTGTATCAGTACCAACGATGAAAGTTCCTGAAGTAAAGTTACCTACGTTTTGATCCATTGCAAAGTTGAAGCCTAAAGTGCTGTCGCCCATTGCGCCTTTCTTGAAAATTTCAGAAATAACACCTTGTGGGTTGAACAAGTTAGTCAAACCAGAAACTAGACCAACATCAATAGTAGGATCGACAACAATGTGACGGAGTTCATCAACAGGCGCAGCTTCTTGGTTCAATCTAGCACGAGCAGCTAAGATTGTAGCTAAAGACTGAGCTTGAGTTGGAGTACCGGACAATTGACCAGGAGTACCAACCATATTATATACATTTAGGAATTGTTGCAGACCATCATAATCGATCTTGTTAGCAATTGCCGCAATAGCTGGTTTGATAAATCTGTCTGAGAAGTCAGAAATGTTTAAGCTCAAATCTTGAGTTGTAAACGCCATATCAACACCAAACTGAGTGTTTAGAGTCAATGGAACGTAAGTTTCAACAGATGATTCAATTTGAAGTGCAGGGCCAGTTCTACCAACATAACGAGGAGGTTTTCTCAAGTTAATAGTAGTGCCGATTTTTGCGCCTTCAATAGCGAATTTGTCATCATATTGACGACTGATTGCACGAGTAAAAACTAAGCTGTTGGTCAAGACCCGCAATGCTTCGTTTGTAATCATGCTTATGGTAAGCAGCTGATTAGCCATTTATATACTCCAAATGAAAAGAAAAAGGTGTTTAGCCTGATTTTATTCCAGATGGGAGCCAATCCCTCGAATTATCTGTACTGAGGTTGCCTAACTATCTAAGCAGGCAAAAGCTTAAATAGACGTGGGAATATTATATACCATAAACTATTTAAGATGTACATAAAAAATACCGCCAATAGGTTTTATTGGCGGTGAGTGGGGTCATCGTTTCATGCGAGCAACTAATTTTGCTCTATCTTCAGCATTACGCGCAGCTATATATTCTGAAGTAGACATTTCAGAATAGGATTTAACGTTGTTTGTACCCCCAGTACCGTTAATCGGTCTAATAGGCTTAGGCGCTGTGCTTGATTTAGCGTCTTGTCTTATAATTGACGCTAATCTCATTCCAGCTTGTATAGGCGACATATTAGATATTTCATAGGCGACATCCAAATTACGACCTAATTGATAGGCTATATCAGGGCCATTTTCCATTCCTAATATAGCTTCTCTAATAGTTTGGTTCTGAGCCAGTATCGGATCGGAAGTGATTCTTTCAATAATTGAATCATAATCCGCATATCTAACACGAGCTGCGGCTTCAGCAGTTTCTAATTTCGCTTGTGCAACTTGCTGTGTTTGCGCTCTTGCTCTTTGTTCATATTCCTGAGCAACCGCTTGTTTAGCCTCCATAACCGCAGATTCACGGGTATATTGCATCATTGCGTCCATATACCGAGGATCGTACTGACCTCCAGCAAATTGCGATGGTTCAGGCGGGGCTAAGGAAGGCGCTTGATCTTGAATAGGTGAATACTGTCTAAGGATTTGCTCTTGTTTTTCAAGCATTTGCTCTAAGCGTTCAGCTTGCCTTCTGGCATCATGCTTATCTTTAGTCAGTTCATCAATCCGTTTTTTATACCAAGGGTCAGCTTCGGCAACTTCTTCAGACAACTCTACCGCCTCAGATTCAACTTCTTGAGTTTCAACTTCTTGAACCTCTACTGGACTTTCAATTTCAACTTCATCGCTCATATAGATTCTCCTGGTTTAGCTTCGCTTGTTAATGCTGCAATATCGGGTTCCTTCCGCATAGCACCGGGTCGCATAGGCTGACCTTGTGGTGCTTGACCTTGAGGCATACCTTGTGGTTGCATAGGTTGTTCAGTTGCTTGCATTTCTAATCGTTCAAATTCTGCATTATTTTCTATTAATTCTTGAGTTCCCATCCCCATCATTAATGTTAAATTCTCTCTAACCGCAGCCTGTAATTGGCTATCAGTCATCATAATTTTACCTTCCACATCCATACGTTTAGTTTGGGCTTCAAACCATTCACGTTCTTGTTTTTGAAGTTCAATCGAGCGTTGGTCACGGAGTTGGGCTATTTCTTGACCCATGTGTTCCATTTGCCCTGCTAATTGATCCATCATTTGTTGAGCTTGTAAAACTTCGGGGCTGATCTTATCCCCGCTCTTAGCTTGAGCTTGCAATTGTGGAGGTAACATTGCTTGCAAACGCTTACTAATTTCTTCAGCACCAGGCCAATCCATGTTCTTCAACATCAAATCACCAATGATGTTAAATAGCGCTGGATTCGCTTGGGTTAAAGTCAACATCATTGTGGCGGCTTCATCGCGTTTAGTTGCATAAGAAGGGCCAGCATCACAAACCACGTCATAACGTCCAATAGTCGGATTAAATATCGAATCAATAGCGCTATTTTCAGTATTAGCAGACGGTGTTTGAATGTTAGGGTTAAGCTGAACCGTTCTTGGCGTTCCATCTTCACCTAAAATACGCGCAACTCTAGGACGATCGTAGACTTTAGGAATCATATCCAACACGACACGTCCAATTTGACGCACTGAACGTGACAAATTGTCCTGATAATGAAACGTATTAATGTCAGCCTGTTTTTGCCTTAATAACAAGGCTCTACCGGACGTTTCGTTAGACTGAGCGCCTAGCGTTGGTTGGTAAATCCCCATGCTTTGC